GGAACTTCAATGCGTTCACCATTTTGAACTACGGAAGGTTGGATTACATTTTTAAAATAGTAAATAATAGCTTCATCAATGTCTTGTATACCAACTGTAAAAGATTTTGTACTATCTCCTCTCCAAGAAAGTTGAGTACCCCTATTAGCTGTTGTTGCCAAGTTAGGATTACCCATAGTAGGATCCGTTGGCTTTATTAAGCTATTAGATATTTCCTTTTGGGATTTTGGAGTTGGTTTATTTTGTTTTTGAGCCATTATAATCTTTGTAATGTTATTCCTACTTTATCAGATGGAATATAGTGAGTATTACAGATAATTTGTTGATTCCATCCAAATTTATCAAGATCTTCTTCAAATGGGTTAGGGTTGTTTGGATAATCTGGGTTTTTGCCTACAAAATATCTATTAGCATTTGTATCATCTACTTCAAAATATGATTTGTTATATAATATAATATCTCCTACTTGGGGTACCAAATCAGCTCCATATAGTGCTGTATCAACATTAAAATCTTTTGCCTTTCCTAATAAATCATCTCTTAAAAATTTAAATTGAATATTCCATTCAAAATCTACCCCATATTCAGTATCTGGGTTAGTTTGATCTTCTCTATCAATTAAACAATTTAGCAAAACAGGACCATTGTAAAATTTAGTACCTGATGCTTCACCATATATGTTAGTTTTAGTTTCTTCTAGTTCAAATTTATAAAAAGCTGCCTGTTGGGAAATTACATTTCCCATCAATTCACGATTTACTGTTCTAAGTAAACTTATATCTCTTGCAGCTCCAAATAATGCCATATTATCCTATGTAAATTGTAAAAGGTACTCGACCTAGTTCTTTTTCTAAGAAATCAGATTCTTGGGTTCTTCTTTCTAATAATTTTTCTCTTGAGGTTTCATCAAGGTATGCTCTTAATCTGTCAATTAGTCTTTCTTTTTCTGATGTTGCCGCTGTAATTAAATCACTTTGATTTAAAGTTACATCTGCTCCTGGGATTGGTACTGTACTATACTTTCCTCTAACATATCCTAACATTTCTTTGCATAAAGCTAAGGTGTATTCAAATATCCAACTTCTGCCTACAGAATTAATGTTTGAATATATTGGGTTTACATAAGGTACATCACTAATAACTTTAATTTTACCATTACCATCTTTAAAAGCAGCGGATGCTTCTTCGGACTTTAAAAGATATTGGATTTTAAGTTTAGATTTATAAGCACCACCTCCTATATTACGAGGTATTGGAAAAATCTTTAATTTGTTATTATGTACTTCAAATGAAAAATTAGATCTTCTAACTGTGTCATTAAATTCAATAGCTTGAACGGTTGCTATAGTATAATTAACAGGCATTAAAACAAAATCAAGTCCTGCTGCTGAATAAGCACCAAAACCAAATGTATCTAATCCTGCTGATATATCTCCACCTGCAGCTCCACCACCAGCAAAAGGATCATAATATCTTACAATAGCAGGGGTTGCTTCAAAAAATACTCTCATAATTTGAAGATCACCTTTTTTGTAATGAGGAATGTTTTGATCAGCCCATTCGTTTAGATCATATTCCTGCTGACCTTCAACTAAATCAATCATACCATCATACCAATCAACATTTCCCCCAGAACCAGCTTCTACACCATATTGTTCTGAAATAGAAATAATACGGGCTAATGTTGGAGTAATTAATGATTCATTAACATCTACAGTATCATCTGCACCTTCTAAAGATAAATAGTTTTCTCTTACTTTATAAGCATATATTTCATTACCATAAACAGTAACTGCTTCTTCAAATGCTGTGTAAAATTGAATATCTTGCAATTCAACATCCACTATAGGGTATCCTAACCTTTGGGAGCAAAATTTTGCAACCTTATCCGCGTCTTTTTCAAATTCTAGATCATTATCATAAAACCCAAAAGGAGTTTCTCCTGGGGAAAATGAACTAGATCCGGGCCATATTGGTATATTCATGATATTTTTATTAAGCGTTTACAAGCACATATTCTACATCTATACTAGCACTAATAGCGAATACATCAACTGATACTAATGCTGAACCTGAAAAACCACCATCAAATTGGCTACCAGTAGTATTAGCACTAGCCCACATAAGAGATGAAGTTGGAGTTAAATCTTGAGTCCAATAAACCCCATCTGAATTTTCAAATGTAACTGCTAAAGATGCTGAATTATCTAAATTAGTAATTCTAGCATATTTTACACTACTTGAAGGAAATAGACCTGCTCCGGGAGCAAGACCATTAAAATCTATTAAATTAATAGAAGTAGTTTCAGGGCAAGTTACTATTCTTCTATCTACATTAGTTACATTAGCAACTCTATAAAAAGTTTCATTAATAGTTTTTACATTTTTAATAACGTGCTCTTCTTTTATTTTTATTTGAAAAGTACTAGGGGTTAGTGTAGATGCCATGCTTTTTTGATTATAAATATTAAAAAAATTGGTTTAATTATTATTTTTTTAATCTTCCACTACTACCTGATGATCCTTTTGTAATACCACGTTCAACTGCATCTTCATATATTTCAATTAATTCTTCTACAATTGAATCTCTATGGTTTTGTTTTAATGTAATAGAAGCCATGTTTTTTACTCTACGAGCAGCTGCATATAAAAATCTAAACCCAGATTCACGTTTTGATTTTAAATCTACTTGGTGATCATCACCGCAAATAACCATTTTACTACGTAGACCAATACGAGTAACAATCATTTCCATTTGTTCATGTGTTACGTTTTGGGCTTCATCTACAATAACCATACTATCAACAAATGTTCTACCTCTCATAAAAGATACAGGTACAATTTCTATTTTACCTTCTTCAATAAATTTTTCTACTTTTACTTTATCGTATAAAAGAAACATATTTTGATAAATAGGTTGAACCCATGGGTCCATTTTTTCTCTTAAATCCCCTGGTAGGAAACCAATATCTTCTTTAGATACTGTTGGACGTGTTATAATAACTTTTTCATATTGTTTTCTAAATAAACCATCTAATGCAACTTGACATGCTAATAATGTTTTACCTGAACCTGCAGAGCCTGCTAATATAGTTAATGTATTACTTAATATTTGTTCTTTTGCTAATTTTTGTTCTTCGTTTAATTGGAGTTTAAATTTAATAGGATTTTTCAATATCTTTTTTTCTCTAAATACCTCGTCGGTATGGGGTTTTGATGCCATTTTTTTTTGCTTTATTAATAAATAAAAAGTTTAATGTAGCATTCATAAGTGTATAAAAATAATATGGGGTATTGTTAGAGGTATGGTAATATGGCATATATACGTTAATACATAACTTAAAAACCCGCTTATAATTAAAAATATATTATATCTCCTTATAACATAACTACATTTTTATTGTTGATTATACATATTAAAAAAAAAGCCCCGCTTACGCGAGGCTTAATTTCATTTGACTAAACTATTAGTTCAATTGACTACAGAGTATTTAAACCTGCAACATCAACTTTACCATAGAATTCTGGACGGATCATTTTCTTAGCGTAACGAGTTAAGAGACCTTTACGTGGTGTAAATGTATCTGGATCGTACACTAGAGGAGTCATAATTAATGGAATGTATGGAGCAAATACAGCACCAGTTTCCAAGAATTGGCTACCTCTGTAACCCATAAGAATTGTATTCTCAGTCATATATGGGTTTTTGTATACATCGTAACGGCTATTAATAGCACCTACTTTTTGTACACCAAACGCATATTTTGCTTTAGCAGCATCACCATCTGAGTTAGATGCAAATCCTGGGATTGATTCTAATACAGTAGCAACTGTTGGAGAACATACTAAGAAATTAGCACCACCTCTAAGAGTTAATTGGTGAATTTTGTTAGATACTTTCTGCAATTTAGTTCCTAAAGTTTGGAACCACTGACCTTGTGAGTTATAGAAACCTAAATCAGAAGTTGTAGCACCTGAAATTGCTTCGTTGTTCTTAGCAGACCATACTTCAGTATTTGTAGCTGGTACTGAGCTAATCAACATATCAAGGATCTCTAAATCGATTTCCATTGCGATATACTCACTCATGATTGAAGTTAATTCAGCTTCAGCATCTAAAGATTGGTAAGCGTTAAGATCTTGAGCGAACTCAGGAGTCCAAACAGCTTTCAATTTACGAGTTTTAGCAACGATTGCTTCAGATTTTAACTTAACGTTAATTTCTGGGATTGAGATAGGATCGTTGTTACCGTTTAGTACATCGTTTTTATCTTCAAAATCACC